TCTTAGGTGACTTAGTAGTTAAACGTGGTTTATATGACTTCGCTACACAATGTGATGAAAACAACAACACTCCTGACAGAATTGATCGTAACGAATTGTATATCGACGTTGCGTTGAAACCTGTTAAAGCAGCTGAGTTTATCTACATCCCAATCCGTGTAGTCTCAACTGGTGCAAATATTAAGTAATCTTAATAACTAAAACAAAATCCTGTATTGTATTCAATATGGTACAGGATTTTTTGTTTGTATATCCCAATAAAAAATAATGATTTTTCGTTAACTATTATAAATATATAAACAAGATACAAATTCAGGAGTATTAAAATATGTCAACATTAGCAGACACTGGTATCCCAGGAGTAGGAAGTGGTATATTACAACCAAAGCTAAAGAACAGATGGCGTGTAACGTTTGCCAACTTTGGTGGTGGTGTTAATTCCCAACCTATTTCTATGCAAGCAACAACAGTAAGTCGCCCAAAATTAACTTTTGCGGAAGTTGAATTGCACAGATACAATTCAAAAGCTTGGGTTGGTGGAAAGCATGATTGGGAAGCATGTAACTTAACTGTAGAAGATGATATTGCTTCAACTGCTTCAACTGTTATTCAAGAACAATTACAAAAGCAACAATGGTTAATTGGTGCTGAAGGTCAATGGTTGGCTGCAGCTAGTGAAGGAACATTATACAAGTTTACAACATACATTGATATGTTAGACGGTGGTGATCAAGTTGTTGAAAAGTGGATTTTAGAAGGTTGCTGGTTATCAAGTGTTGACTGGTCCGACTTAGACTATTCTTCATCTGATCAAATCACTATACCATTAACTATCCGTTTTGACCATGCTCGTCAAAATCTTGACAACAAATATAGTAAGGGCCCTGGTATTGCTACCGGCGGTAAAATGCTATAACGAATATGGAAGTGTAGGGAATTTTTCCACGGATGGTTACAAGGATGTTGAAGGGGCTCTCGAGCCCCTTCTTTTTGTCTTAAAGTTCAATTTAGACTTACCACCACCTACGTTAACTGCAAATAGAACCAACTCTGTATATGGTACACCATCTTTTACTTCTTTAATCCAACCTGGTTTAGTATTTTGATTTAACATACTTAAAGATCGTTGTATACATTTAATAGTTCTTCGACAGCTTGTCCACTATCAACACAAACTAGGTATCCTTTATCAGTGCTTGAAGCAACCCAAACTGAATATTGATTTAACCAGGGATTAAACGTGAATTGTTTACGCTTTCCATCAACTGTATCATCTGCACCAATCATAATTTCTTTATTAAGTACTTCAGCACAATGACCAAAATTTAACACAATTTTTTTATCTTTCATTTTAATACCTTAAATTTCGTTGTAATCATCAAGAACGTCAGATAAACATCCACTACCTTTACGTTCACCACCTACCAGTATAACATATTCATGAGCACTGACACTGTATACTAATTGTTTTAGTACACCTTTAGAAACATATCGTTTAACTTCAATCCACATGTTTAATGCTTCATGACAATCATCAATGGTACAAACTGGACCAAATACTTCGCTCATGTGTGTGCCCAAATTTTATCACAGATCTGCTCAACAATAACACCAGCATTATCTTGTGGTAATGTTAACGGGTAATATTCAGGATGAGTCTTGCTATTCGCCAGATACATCTTTTCATATTCATCGATCGCTTTACGAGCATCTGCAATTATATCAACTACTGCTACCTTTGCCATAATTTGTTACCTGTTATTTAAAATATATACATATTATAACTGCTTAATGTTAAACTTTCAACTACTATTTTATATAAGTTTAACTTAATATAAATATAGTATAAACATTAAAAGGATAAATGTAGATGGATCCACGTTATTATACAAACCCACCATTACCATTCAAAGTTAAGTCTTGTGGTATATCACAACAATCAAATCTTAATCAAGCTATTGATCGTAGAAATTCATTAGCAGGTCAGTTAGGTAAGATTGGTGATTTAGAAGTCTGGAATGAATTAGGTACTGGAGGTGGTTCTGTTGGTCAAGGCTTACGAACATTAGCCAAGATTTCAAACTCAGTACGTACTGGAGATGGTGCTATACCTTCACAGCTAGGTAATGGTGTTAATTGGGTATTAGATACATTAGGTCTTAACTCAGCTGCTATTAATGTTGCAAAAGATTTAAATCCTACTGTTGCTAATAATGCATTAGGACAAGCTAAAGTATTATATGAAAAGATCTCACAAGGTAAGTTACACCTAACTGATATTCCTACTATCTTCCAAGATATGCAGGAAATGGAAAGACTCTTAGGTGGTATCATTACTCCAAGTGGAAGTCCAACTAATGCAACTGGTGTTTATCAACAATGTGGTGCATCTCCATACGCAATGGACTTATTTAACTATGCACCCAAGTATAAATTCCTTTTTGTTGTTCAGATAGAGTATACAGAAGGTTATCAAGGACTAAGAGATAATAACATAGCATTCGTAGTAAAAACATCATCACGTCCAGAAGTTGAATATGAGATGGAAGATTTAAACATGTATAACTTCCATACAAAGGTTACTAAGCGTACCAACTATGGTAATATGGATATGACATTTTACGATGATGATCGCAACCAAGCCATGTTGTTTTATACTGCTTATATGAAAGCAATGAGTCCTGTTGCTAATATGCACTTCGATCAAAAGATTAGTGATACTGATGTTTATGGTAATAGTGGTATGGATTTTGGTGGTATGGGCCAAGGTAAAATATATCCAGGGCCTACACCTACAAATGCATATTCAGCTTCAGTCGGTAGTTTAAATGGTCCAAATACTAAAACTATTATTAAGCAAATCACATTATACCATCTATACCGTCAAGGTAGATTAATGAACATATACAAGTTCTATAATCCTAGAATAACACAACTGCAGTTAGACGAGTTAGACATGTCGTCTAATGATGTTTCTGGTGTTAACATTCAATTTGCATATGATGGATTATTTGTAATACCAGGGTATCAAGTTAATCCACAAGTCAATAAAGAATACAATTTAACGGAATTAACCAGAGGTGGATTATATCCATTACAAACTACTAACTTTGCAGCATCTGGTGATGAAACTAAAGATGATAATAGTGTTACAGGTCAGCAATTAGTCAGCTCGTTAGGTAATGGTAATAATGATAATGGAATAATACCAACTGCTGCTCAAAGTATATTCGGACAACCTGGTGATATTAACTGGGGTAATGTTGCTCATGTAGTAACTCCACAATTTGCTAGTAAGGTTGAAACTGTTGTACGTGATGCTAATACATTTACTAATAGTGTAACTGATATTAACGCTAACCGTTCATTTGTTAATACATTAAGTAAAGCGTTTACTAACCCATTCTTTAATGGTTCAGAATGGTCATCTGGAAATACATCAAAATAAATTATGGCCGCGTTTAGACAAGGTAAATATACCCTACGTAATCCTGAGAAGTATATTGGTGATCCTAATAAGGTTCGGTATATGTCTTCTTGGGAACTGCAAACACATGAGTTCTTAGATAACAACCCTCATATATTACGCTGGAGTTCAGAAGGTTTTTGTATACCTTATATTAAACCAACAGATCAAAAGATTCACAAATACTATCCTGACTATTATATTGAGTATAAATCAGCAACCGGTCAGTTAGTTAGAGAAGTATTAGAAGTAAAACCATTAGCTCAAACTAAACGTCCAAGACAACGTAAATCACAATCCACTCAAAGTAGGTTATATGAACAGCTAACTTACGCTGTTAATATGGCTAAATGGGAAGCTGCAGAAGCATTCTGCAAGAAGCATAACTTAATCTTTCGTAAGGTAACTGAAAAACAGATATTTAGATAAGATAAATATATCATATATTTACATAATTAAGGGAATATCATGTCAGACAAAATACCACACGATAGATTAATAATACATCCATTAGAAGACTTATTTGGGTTACCTTCTGGTTCTACTGTATCTACTGATATGGTGGTACAAACACCAATTATTAAACATGAAACATATGATGATAAAGATGTTGAGATTGAAAAACAATATCAAGAAGTCTATGATGCTGCGTTAACTGCTTATGACGCTCAAATGGATGATATTGGAGTTATTGATCCAAAGTTTCGTGCACGTAATGGTGAAATTGCTGTAACGTTTCTAAACACTGCTCTTGCTGCTGCTAAAGAGAAAGCTAACTTAAAAATTCATAGAGATAAGATGAGTGTTAATGTTAAGACTAATACTGTAGTTGGTGGTGAAAATAATACAGTCACTAATAATACTCAAGTTATTGTTGCTGATCGTAATGAATTATTAAAAATGATGATGGATGCACAAGGTAAATCTAAAGGGTAGAAGTCCAGTTAAATACTAAATTACCACAATCCCAAATTCTATTATATCCATTATTAACCATATTTTGCCATTCAGTTAAATTTGAGTCGAATATTTCAAGCATATTTTTTAATTTATGTTTTTGAAATTGTTGCCTAGAATATAATTCTAATACTTTGTTATTGTGAAAATATTTATAATTCGGAGCACTTATACCAGAGTTAACAAAACCTAACATATTATATAAACCACCAGTATTCCATCGTCTATCTGAATAACTTATAATTGATTTTGGTTTGTAAACTTTAACAAAATATTTAAATAATTTACTCGCACCACCAATATTAGTATGATTTAATTTATTACTAAACCTAATTAATTCCCACTCAATATTTTTTGTATATCTAGGTTTGCTAAAGGTCATAACAGATATTAAATCCATACCGTGAAATAATCCAATATTAATAGTTGATCTTACAGTACCCTGTATATGAGTACCCTGTAGAAACTCAGCTGCAACTGAATATGGTATTTCTGATATCTTACAATTTCTAGCATATATTTTAGTACTATGTCCTAATATATTTTGTATTCTGGATTCAACAATATTCTTCTTATGTATCCATTCCCAATCCCAGATGTGTAGTAATCTAACACCTACTTCTGCACACATATTAGTCTTATTAATATGATAAGATTTATCCCTACCATTTAATTCACTATGCCAATATACACCATTAATTTCGAATGCTAATTTAAGTTCAGGTATGTAGATATCTAACTCACTTGGGTTAATTACATCTCTATTATTAACAAGTATATTAGAGTTGGTTATAGATTGTATAAATTGTAATATTTCATTATGTTCAGATGAGATATTAAATCTAGTGATATTAACATTATACTTTTTAAAGTATGTCAGTATGCAGTGTGTAGAAACATTTAACTCATTAGCTATTTTTTGTATAGTTTTAGCTTTAATATTATGTTCTATATTTAACCATTCTGGATTGTTTAATAATTTATGAATTTCTATAGGAATATGACTATTGCTAAAATGGTGCCAACCAGTTCTAGTATAACACGTATCTGATATTTTTTGCTGAATAGTCTTACACGAAAATGGAGAGATACCACCATATCGTATTTTATTAGTATCATATCGTACTTGTCTACCTTCAACAGATTGTTGATGATACTCAGTATGGTATTTTGATAAACTAGTAGTTACAGCCTTATGTTTAATATCATCACTACACATAGGTGCATTACCACCATATCTAACATTATTTGTTTGTAATCTCATCTCCTTAACTTCTATATTCTTACTCGCGCACTTATATGAACAAAATGTTCGATATTCATTTTTAAATTTTAAAGTAGTTCCACATTCTTTACATAATACTGGTTTAGTAATTTCGTGTAGAATACAGAAAATTCGTTCTCTAATAGTATCCTGTAAATTTCCAATAACATGCGGTGTATTAGATAATACATATTCTAACAGGTCACCCCTATTATTAACTATTTTAAACACGTTGTTATTAATTTTACCATTTGGTAAAAGTACATTATGTTGCTTGAAGATATCTGAAATATTCATCTGTATATTATACATTATTATAGTTTGAATATCAACTCAATATTTTAAATTATAAATATTAATAAAATTATAGGGATAATAATGGCCGTTAGAAAAAATCAAGCAGTAAAATCAGCTAATGAAACATTGGAATATACTGCAGATAATCTAACTGAGCTACAATTGTGTCAAAACGATCCAGTATATTTTATTAAGAAATATGTAAAGATTCAAAGACCTAAAGCTGGTATTATCCCATTTGATATGTATCCATATCAAGAAGATATGATCCGGGCGTTCAAAGATAATAGGTTTACCATTGTATTGTCAGCTCGACAAACAGGTAAGTCTATATGTTCAGCAGCATACCTATTATGGTATGCTATGTTTAGTTTTGATCAAACCATCTTAATTGCATCTAATAAAAACAAAGGTGCAATGGAAATGATACATCGTATTAAAATCGCTTATGAGAATCTACCATACTGGTTAAAACCTGGAGTAGAAGCGGATGGATGGAACAAACACAATATTGGTTTTGATAATGGTTGTCGTATTATGTCAACAGCTACCTCAGACGATTCTGGACGAGGTATGTCTATATCATTACTATTCTTAGACGAGTTTGCATTCGTTAAACCTAGTATTCAAGAAGAGTTCTGGACATCAATCGAACCAACATTAACCACTGGTGGTTCTTGTATCATGACAAGCACACCAAACGGTGATACTAATAAGTTTGCCCAACTATGGAGAGGTTCTCAAGTTGGTGCAAATGAATTCCATCCTATTCATGTTAAGTGGGATGAACCACCAGGTCGTGATGAAGAATTCAAACAGAAAGAAATTGGTAAGTTGGGAATTCGTAAATGGTTACAGGAATATGAAACTGAGTTCTTATCATCTGATGCATTGTTAATTGACTCATTATTCTTAATTAATTTAAAAGCTGAGATTAAGAAGTGTAAACCTAAGTTTATAGTTAATGATGTTGTATTCTGGGAAGATATTAAACCACATGTAACATACTTACTAGGTGTTGACCCGTCAACAGGATCAGGTAAAGACTTCTCTGTAATATCTATATTTGAATTCCCGTCTATGGTTCAGGTTGGTGAGTATCGAAACAATACTATGAACTCCCCGGCAATGTATAAAACACTAAAGAACACTATAAACTTTATACAGAGTAAACATGGTAATGTTTATTTCTCTATTGAAAATAATGGTGTTGGTGAAGGTATTATCGCACTATATGAAGCTGATGAGAATCCGCCAGAAAATGCTGACTTTATATCTGAAGAAGGTAAATCTCGTAGAGGTATGACTACCACATCTAGATCTAAGATGAAAGCGTGTTTAAACCTAAAGAATATGTTAGAGAATGGTAAACTAAAAATTAAATCAGGTTTATTATTATTAGAACTTGGAACATATGCTAGAATGGCTGGTTCTTATGCAGCACAAACTGGTAGTACTGATGACTGTATTGCTTCTGTATTAATAGTAATACGCATGTTAGAAGAACTTGCTACATATGAACAAGCAGCATTCGATAGCCTATATACTTTAGATGAAGGTGAATATGATCCTAATAATCCATATGGTTATGAAGATTATGATGAAAATGATATGGGAATGCCTATGGTTTTCTAGTTGAACTATTACTGTAACTATAATATAATACATATATGACTAAAAAAAGAACAACTGAACAATTTATAGAATTAGCTAATAATGTTCATAATAGTATATATGACTACTCAGCTGTATGCTATATAAATGCTCATAGTAAGATTCATATAATATGCAAAACACACGGGATGTTTACTCAAATACCACACGATCATTTAAGTGGTAGCGGATGTCCTAAGTGTGCACAAATAAAAAGAGAACTTACTTGGATTAAAAATCATGGAGTAGATAATCCATTTAAATCTAATATTATTCAAAAGAAATGTCAACAAACATGGCATATTAATCATGGAGTATATAATCCTATGAAATCTTTAGAGGTTCGGGAAAAATATAATATATCATGTCTCGCTAATAATGGAGTATTATGGCCTTTTCAATCTAGTACTATTCGAGAAAAAAGTAAACAAACTTGGAAATATAATATTGGTGTAGATAATCCATCTAAAGATATTATAGTTAAAAATAAAAAAGTGAAAACCTGTAACACAAACTTTGGAGTAAACTATCCAGGTCAAATACATATATCCTCTAATACTCTAAAATTACTTAGTGATGTTGAATATTTATACAATGAACATCATGAAAATAAAAATACTATTTCTAAAATAGCAGATAATTTAAAAATTTCACAACCCGGTTTATGTACTGTATTTAATAGACATAATATCGAAATGGTACGTTTTTCTGGATCTCAAGGTGAGCGGGATATAATAGAGTTTATTAAGGTACATAATATACCTAATATTAATAATACCCGTACTGTAATACCACCATTAGAACTTGATATATATTTACCAGATCATAATATTGCTATTGAATATAATGGGTTATATTGGCATTCAGAACTTGCTGATATTGATAAAAACTACCACTTAAATAAAACACAACTATGTCAAGAAAAAGGAATACGATTAATTCATATATTTGAAAATGAATGGATATTGCAACCAGAAATTGTTAAGTCTAGATTACTATCAATACTACATAAAAACGCTTCAATATATGCAAGGAAATGTACTATAATTCAACTAACTAGTAAACAATCTCGTGAGTTTTTTAATACAACTCATATTCAGGGATCTGCTAACGCGTCTGTTTGCTACGGTTTAATGTATAATAATGAACTCGTAGCAGCTATGTCATTTGGTAAATCTAGGTTTAATAAAAGTATTGAGTGGGAATTAGTTAGATATTCAAATAAGTTAAATTATTCAGTAGTTGGTGGTGCAAGTAAATTATTTCAACATTTTATTAAACAACACAATCCTGGTTCAGTTATTAGTTATTCAGATAAACGTTGGAACACTGGTGGGTTATATCTTCAATTAGGATTCCAACATTCACATTCTAGTACTCCTAATTATTTTTATTTTAAGAAGAATAGTAATATTTTATTATCAAGACAACAATTTCAAAAACATAAATTAAAAGATAAACTTGAAATATTTGATCCAACTCTAACTGAATGGCAAAACATGGTTAATAATGGATATAACAGAATATGGGATTGTGGTAATTTAGTATTTGTATATTAAATTTTAGTTGAACTATTAACTAAAATATAGTATAATAGCTACATATTAACACACTGGTAGAATAACATGGACTTAAAATTTAACTTCATTACTTGGTACTTCAACGAATTTTCTTTCGACCCACTCTTTACAGAGATGCTGGCAATTAAGGAAGGTTCACCATGGCACCGTGAAGAAAATATTGGTATTCATACCAATATGGTTGTAGGTCAATATTTAACTCTAGCAGGTCAAGCTTGGCTGAGATCTGAACATCTAGGTGCAATTGCTTGTGCTTTCCATGATGTTGGTAAGCCACCTGCAATGATTACCAAGTATAAAGAAGACCGTGGTGAATACAGAGCATTTCATGGACATGAACAAGTTAGTGCTCGGTTATGGGAAGATTATGCTGCTCGTAATTGGCATCATTTGGTTGAAATATTTGCATTGAGTCCAATTGACATATACAAAATTGGTTGGATGATCGAACATCATGTACCTTGGGCAACCACAGACACTGTTAAACTTGATCGTTTAGCTTGTACTGCTTCTGAACTTGATATTGTTTACACCTTTGTTGATGTGTTAATAGCTGATACAACAGGTCGTATCGCAGAAGATATGATTACACAAAATGCAAAAGCCGACACCTGGGGTGCTGCATTTATCAAACGTTCATTCAACAGTCAGTCTATTATAGATAAAATTCAAATGGAGAACCATTCTGGTCCAGTACTTCATATACCAATTGGTCCATCTGGTTGTGGTAAATCAACAGTTCGTCATAGTGATTTTGATTTGTTAGGTGCTCATCATTATTCATGGGATAAATTAATCGTTGAGTGGTACAACTCAGACTACGATACTGCCTGGAAAATGGCATTTGTTGATGATACTGAATTCAAACAAAAAGCATTTGCAGAATTTGTTAGAGTTATTAAAACCAATGTTGATATATTTGTTGACAATACAAACCTATCGCCAAAGCGTCGTGCAGGTTTTATAACTGAAGCTCGTAGACGTGGTTATAAAATAGTAGGTCATTTGTTTCCAATTGCATTACAAGAAGTATTAGATCGTCAACATACCCGTGAAGGTAGATCAACTCCAGATGTTGTTGTTACTACTCAATATAATGCATTAAGCTTACCACAATATGGTGAGTTTGATGAAATTAATGTACATTGTGGAAATCTAATAGACTAATAGTACTCCTACTTATAAATATCATAAACAATTATAAGTAGGAAAACTTTTATGGAATTCGATAAAGATAAAATGCTATTCATGCGTGGTGCTAGAATGTTACAAATTCTAGACGAGCATAATAATGATATTACAGATCAAATTGATGAAACTACTTATCAAGAGTTAGAACGTAAAACATTAGCATTTGTTCCTAAAACTAAAAAACGTCAATATGCAACTGACCCTATTCAGATTGTTCAATTAAAAATCATACCATATATTGGTACAAAAGCTCTTTACATTAAAGGTTTAGCAAAAAACCCAACCAGTGGTAAGAAATATGATACTCAAGTATTTTTTAGTCAGGTTGAATATGAAAATGAGAATACTCCAGACAACATTACCTTCATGGCTAATGATCAAAAAGAATATAACATCAAACCAATTGAATTAGCTACAAATAATATTCGAGTGCGTTGTAATTGTTTAGATTTTTATCACAGATTTGCGTTATGGGATTTTAATGATGGTTCGATATTTGGTGCAAAACCAAAACCATATCGTAGAAAGACCGTTCACTATCCACCAGTGAACCCTCAACAGACACCTGGTGTTTGTAAGCACATCATCAAAACAATAACTGCATTACAACACGCCAAGTTAGTTAAATAATTATTTAAGACCTTTTAATATATTTTTTAATTTAACTTCAGCATCAGAAGGTAATACTGTTTCAGTTAATGCATTTAAATTTGTTTGACTTAAGATACTATCAGCAATTTCTTTAATTGAACGTTCTCTGGCTTTCTTAGGAACTGGAGTAATAAAAGATTCAGTTTTAACTTTAACTTTAGAAACATCAACATTACTTTCATCAGGTTTAAGAGTATCAACTGTTTTTGTTTTTTCTTCTGGTTCGTTATCTAATTTTGCATTTTTAGGTTTAGTAACGTAGACTTCAGGTGTACCTTGAAGGTTAACAGTACCTTTTAATGGTTCTAAGTAATATCCATCAACAAATACCATAATAGTAAAATTATAAGCAGTGTTCTTAAGTATGTCATCTAATCTAGGAATTTTAACATCCCAATTACCATCAGCACCTTTTTGACAATCAAAACCTAACTCCATCTTACCAGTTTTAATTATAAATTTAACCTTTGGGTCAGATTGAGGTCCTTCCGCGGTTAAATTAAACGTTAAGTTGGTTTCTTTTGTGCTATTAATTATTACAACGTTATCCATTATTAGATCCCTATTTTTTCTTTAAATTTTGAATTTTTACAGTCAATCCAGTTCGGAGACTCTTTAAGTTATTTATACCAACCTTTATCTTATTAAGAGTTGTATTAGTTAAGTTTATAATGTTAACAATAATATTTGCTCGTTTTTCTGGAACAGAATATAACTTTTCAATCTCAGTACCATTAAATTTCATTTTAATAGTAATAGGAACCATTTTAACTGTATACTTAGCTTCCTGATTTCTAGGAACATAATATTGTTGGTTAGTATTAGGTACCTGTTTATAGAAGTTTTGTATCTCACCAGGCATATATGGTCTAGAACCACCATTACTACCTGCACCAGTTGGGGTTGGTGGTACTATAACTTGAAACCCCCATAAAGAGAAGTGAGTAGTTATTAAACCTCTACACGCAGGTCCACCACTAATACCTTTAGTAATAATATTTGTAGTTGCTAATGTACCTAAACCTCCAGCCATCTCAATCCCTTAACAAGTTGGCTTACCATCGGTCGCAAACACTGGAACGCGTTCACAAACTTCAGATACACTTGGTATACCGTTACTGTCAAATAAATCAAATGTACGTAATATTGTAGTACAATCATTATCAAATACTGTTAATGTCTTTGCTACTGGGTCGATTTTTGTCCGATTTGTATCATACTTCAATAATAAATTCAACAACGATACAATACCTGGCATACTCATTGCTAATGAACTAGTATCAGCACCAATTTGTGCCAATTTTTCACCAGTTGAACCAGCTGATAAATGTGAAGCAAGATTAACATCCCAAACATGCTGAGTAATGGAATTTAAGTCAGCAGATGCGGTAGGATCAATTGTAACTATTTGATAGCGTTCACCGTTTGGTAACGTTGAACCACCATATACTCTACAAGTAAATGATTTTTGATCACTAAATCCTAATAATGCGGTAAAGTCAAATTTATAAAAACCATCTTGACTTGGAGCATCGACTAATTCTGTCATAACTCCATCAGTGTTAGATATAGACCCATTTGGAGCACCTATTAATAGAGTCTGGCCAGTTGAATTAACTTCCCATATTCTAATAGTAGGTGTTAATCCAGTCTCTGGTAGTCCATTACGGGTAAAAAAAGATGTAATTAGTGCACTCATCCGGAAATTTCCTTAATAAATAATTTGTATAATATTTATTTATAAATAAATAATAATGATAGCTAACTTATCACATCATCAAACTAACTGAGAACTATATAATGGCATTTGTTTTAACTCGACCAGTCTCTGCAACTGGAACCTCCACAGGGGTACCTGGTGTAGTCACACAAGACATTATTATACCACCTGGAGATACTGTTATAGTAGATACCACTACTGATATGACAGTTAAATGGATATACACCCTTATCGATTTAACTCATTCAAAGGTATTAACTGCAGAAGCTTTAGGTATGAACCGAATGGGAAGTAACCCAACTTGGAACGTATATGGTATTATAGGGGATAGATTAAAACATATAACATCAATAACGATGTCAGCTGGCATGATGGAATTTAATATTACCAATAATGAATTGGTACCGTTAAAGGTAAATATAGTAAGAATCACCGTAACACCATAATTACAAAATTACAGATAGAATATATAAATATCTGCATTAACAACATGATATAAGGAGATACAAAATGGCACTCGATTTATTTAGACTCTACACGGGTTTAGACGTTTCAAACGAAGACTTAACCAGTAATGCGTATATTTTACAAGGCGCTGGTTCACCTGCAGGAGCAGAAGCTGATGCTGCACCAGTAGGTTCAACATGGATGGACACAACTCCAGAAACTGATAAATTACAGTTTTGGTGGAAACATACATCAGGTACAGGTTTAGACAAATGGACTCGCGCAGCGAATACATCTTATGTTGATG